AGGGTGGAGCAGCTAGTGCTAAATCTCGTAAAATTCGTAAAGGTCAAAAGAAAGTTAAAACATATGCGGCAGGTGGTCAAGGCTATTCTGCTCGTGAAGATGAATCCCTGGGAATGCGTACCGGACCTGAAGCTAGTAAGGCTCAATCAATGGCTGCAAGGCGTGATGAGTCTTATGGTGATTGGGGTAAACGCCGCCGTGGACGTGTTAACGTCAAAAAAGGCGGCAGTATTGGAATAGCTCTACGTGGTGGTGGAGCAGTAGTGAGGTAAAATGGCTAAACAAGATAACATTAAAGCTGGTAAAACTAAACAATGGAATGGTATTGGTATGAGTCGCAAACATGATGCCTTTACTACAGGAACTAAGAAGTTTGTAGCAAAGGGTGGAAAGAAAAAAGGTTAAATGAAAGTTCTTCCTGACAGTAAATTTATTGACACATATTATTTTACCAATCAAATTGAAAAGGAATTAGAAGAAGTAAAATTAAACCTTGCATCAGGTACTTGTACCTCTTATGATGAGTACAAATATATGGTAGGTATCATTGAAGGAATGGAAAAAGCTAAACTAATTCTTCAAGATATCTCCAATCAATTTGACAATTCAGAAGAGGAGTAATACCTGAAATGCAACATGCCAAACTTAGTGGTGCTATAAAGAATGATGAATGGATTAGCGATGAAGATGTTGATGATCCTACACCATTACCAGACCTTCCTGGTTACCACGTTT